CACCCTCCCTGAAAGGGGGGGGTTTTTTATTTGTTGACATGACGAATCAGGGAATTTAGTACGCTAGTTCTTAACAGAGCTACCAGAGGATAACGCCCAAGCCACAGGGGCACCCGGTCAGCGGCTCGGCAATCACTGTCCGAGTACGATCCGCAAAGCGGACAACCGGGTCTCGGATTTCGGAGCAAGTGTTTCCCTAATCCTTTCCTACAATGGCTGGTGCAATCACAAGCTTGCCTCCTCATTACGAGGTCGCATTTGACGGTATCTGGAGGGAGATCATGGCCGAGCAGAAGGAGCACAGGCTCGCCGGCAAGTACCTCCAGAAGATGATTACCGGGGCCGTCGAGAGGTTCGATCAGATGGGTGCGCAGAACTATGCCCTGAGGCAGGTCACGGCGCGGGCCCAGAAGAGCGAGCCCTCCGACATCCCGACGTTCTCGCGGTGGGTCCGCCCCCGCCCCTACGACAAGACCACGTGGATCGACCAGTTCGACCACATTCTACTGGGTTCCCTCCCCAACCCCGAGGGCCCCATCGCCAAGAACCACGGCATCGCCGCCGCCCGCCAGAAGGACATCGTTCTCCTGAACGCCCTCCTCGGCAACAACTACACAGGCGCGCAGGGCGTCACCGTGACGGCGCTGCCGACCACGGGCGGCACGCTTGGCACCGGCCAGGTGATCGGCGTCCAGTACGGCTCCGGCTCGGCCAACAGCGGCCTGCAGCTTGCGAAGCTGACGGCGACGTCCTTCATCATGGACTCGAACGACGTCCCGGAGATGGGGAGGCACTTCGCCTATGCGGCGAAGGAGCTGAACAACCTCATCACGAACGTCGATCAGGTCAACTCGGTCCTCTACAATGATGTCCGCGCGCTGCGCGACGGGCGCATCCGCGACTTCATGGGCTTCGAGTTCACGAGGACGCAGCTTGTGCCGTTCCTCGCCGGCTCGACGACCGTCCGCACGTGCGTGGCTTGGCAGAAGGACTTCCTGATGCTCGGCCTCGGCGAGGACGTTTCCACGAAGATCGACATCATCGCAACGCAGTCTCAGGCGATTCAGGTCTACACCTGCCTCCTCTTGGACGCGACGCGGATGGAGGAAGCGGGAGTCGTGCAGGTCAACTGCGACGAGTCCGTCTGATCCAGTAACCCTCTAACAAAAGGACAAACACTTATGGCTATCTGGTACACAGACATCGCACTCGCCCAGATTCAGGGGCAGAACTTCCCGGGCGCTAAGGGTGAGCAGCAGATCATCCAGCCGCCCTACCAGCAGAACAACCCGCTCTTCGAGGGGACGCTGGAGATGATCGGCACCTACATCTGGACCGGCTCCGAGGCCGCGAACGACATCATCAACGTCGGCAAGCTTGAGGCGGGGTACATCGTCGACCCGAACGGGCACGTGGCGAGCGGCATCACCGCCCCCGCGACGACGCTCACGGTGGCGATTGGCGACAACGACTTGGGGCAGCCCACGTCGCTCCCGGTCCCGAACCCGCGGGCGATGATCGCCCAGCCGACGAACTTCGTCGCCCCGACATGGGTCTCGGGCACGACCTACGTCTACGGCAACGTGGTCGCCGACGCGACCTCCACGCCCGCGTTTCAGGTGTTCACGATGGTGTCCGCGACCAACTCTGGCTCGACCGCGCCCCACAGCGCGGCCAACACCATCTGGATGCCGAATTCGCAGCGGTACTCCAACTCCATCGACATCCACGCGGCCTCCGGCAACGTGGCGTTCACGGGAGGCACCCAGACCTACGGCGGACCCGCGTCCATCGTCCCCCAGTCGACGACCCCCGGCCAGCTGCCGGTGGGCTTCGACCCCTCGGTGGCGCTCCAGTACGCCAACCAGCAGTACCAGATCCAGAACGACTGCTGGTTCCAGGCGCTGCTCCTGACCGTGGCCGCCCCCGTGGCCAACACGTTCAGCGTGTTCCGCGTGTCGCTGCTGGCCAGCAACTGAGCTTGAGGTAGAGCAATACTCCTCACAACAATGGCCCCGCTGATGCACCTTGTGGCGAGGTGTGTTAGCGGGGCCCTTCTTTTATGGCCTTCTCCACCCTAGCGCCCGTCGACGTGTGCAATGTCGCCCTCTCCAAGATCGGGGCGATGCCCATCCAGTCGATGGCCGACACGACCAACCAGTCGGCCATCCAATGCACGCTCAACTTCCAGCTCGCGTACCTTGAGGTCTCCCGCTCGGCCCAGTGGAACTGCCTCCTGAAGACGGCCATCTTGGCCCCCATCGCCCAGACGCCCTTGGCGTCCCTGTCCGTCACGCCGCCGACCTACACCACGTGGGCCCCGCTGACGCTCTATCAGGCGGGGGTCTACGTGACCTACGGCGGCCTCTTCTACTCGGTGCCGACCTCGTACACGTCGAGCTCGTCCTTTGCGACGGATCTGGCGGCCGGCCATCTGGTCCTCTACAACACGAACGGGTCCCCGGTGTCGAACGCGGTTCCATGGGCACCGCTGACGTACTACCAGGCCAACGCCTTCGTGACCTACGGCGGGTACTACTACACGGTCCTCATCAGCTACACCTCCACCAACAACTTCACGAACGACGTGACGGCGGGGTTCCTCGCGCAGACCGACCAGCAGGCCGGCAGCTCAGTGACGGACGCCTTCTCGTCTTGGGACGGCTCCCAGTACGCCTCCGGGTGGGGGAACCAGTACCAGATGCCGAGCGATTTCGAGCTCTTGGCCATCCTCAATTCCAGCACGGTCTGGGACTTCGACGGGGCCGGTGGAAGCGACTACCAGCTCCAGAACGCCCCGCCCAACGGGCTCTGCCTCTTCACGTCGGCCTCTCAGGCGGTGATCCAGTACATCCCGAACCAGCCCGACACGACGCAGTTCGACCCGCTCTTCCTCGATGCGCTGACCTACAAGCTGGCCGCGGCGATAGCCACCCCGCTCCGTCAGGACGGGGGTGCCATGCAGGAGAAGATGATGGCCCTCTACGAGAGGCAGTTGATGAAGGCCCGCGTCAAGGACGGCGGGGAGCATCAGGTCCGCCGCTTCAACCCCATCCGCTCCTCGCGGTTCAATCAGGCGCGCTACGGCGGATCGAACGGCTGATCCATGCCCAAGTCCATCTACCCGCTAGATGTCTTCAGCGGGGGCGAGTGGTCCCCGAAGCTGGACGCGCGAGTCGACCAGCAGAAGTACCGGGACGCGCTTAGGCAATGCCTGAACGTGATCCCGTACAAGACGGGCGGGTGGACGAGGAGGCCCGGCCTCCAGTATGTCGCTCAGGCGAAGCTCGCCAACAGCTACTCGGGCGGAAGCTACCAGCACAACTACTGCGTCATCACGAAGGACTTCACGTTCGCCCCCGGGGTCACCTTCACGCTGGAGTTCGGCCACCAGTACATCCGGTTCTACTCTAACGGCCAGCAGATCCAGCTTGTCCCCGGGAGCCTTTCCCCGTGGGTGTCGACGGCCGCGTACACGGCGGGCGAATACATCTCGATCATAGAGCCGGTGAGCTTGGTCTACCTCGTCCCGGGGATCACCTACACCATAGCCGCTCAGGGCGGCACCACGTGGACCAACTACGGGGCCCCGAACAACAATCCCGGCACCACCTTCGTCTGCACGGTGGCGACCAACAGCGGCTCGGGCGCGGGCACGGCCTACATGCCCTACTACTGCATCGCGTCTATCTCTGGCACCCCCTTCCCCGGCAACCCCATCCCGCCGAACGACCCCGTGAACTGGAAGCTCCAGTCGATCCTTGAGCAGCCGACGCCGTATCTGGCCGACTGCGGGACGGCCGCGGCCAACCCGGCCTATCAGGGGATCTCCCAGTACGCGACCGACATCTACGGGCTGTCCTTCTGCCAGATCAACGATGTCATCTACATCGTCCACCCGGACTACCCGCCGTACTCGCTGACGAGGTTCTCGAACACGGACTGGGTGATGGCCCTTGCGGTCTTCAATTCCCCCGCCCTCTTGGACCAGAACGCGACGGACCTGACTCTGAGTTCGAGCACCACGGAGGGGGCGAGCCAGATCACGGCCGCCGCGCCCAACTGGCAGACGACCTTCTTCTACAACATCGGCAACACAGTCCAGTACACTTGGAACATCTCCGCTGGGGGGGCGGGAAGCGCGAACAACCCGATGCTCGCCGGGTCGACCTACGTCATCACGACAGTGGGATCGGTTAATTGGACAAGTCTTGGTGCGTCGTCGGGTGCCTTGGGCGTCACCTTTGTCTACAACGGCGCGGCTGCCACCGGGGCGGGCGGTCAGGTCTACGCGATATACATCTGCGTCCTCCAGAACGTCGCCTCGGCCTCGTTCCTCTCCGACGTGAACGCGGGCTACTGGGAGCAGTACTTGGTGTTCAATCCGCTACAGGTGGGGTCGACGTGGCAGTTGGCCTACCTCCAGAACTCCTCCTACCTTGAGGTGGACGGCACGGCCTCGGGGGGCATCCCGAACTCGGTCGTCACGAACGGCCTGTCCGACAGCGGCCAGATCCAGATCCTCGGGCCCTATGAGCTCCACACCTACGGGGTCTGGTCCAACAACATCGCCCTCCAGCGTTCGCTCGACAACGGCAACACGTGGGACACGGTTCGCTTGGTGACGGGCAGGAGCGACCGGAACGTCGACATCTCGGGCACCGCGCTCCAGCTCGGACTCTACCAGATCGTCGTCACGAACTCCGCCGCCCTCGTGAACCCCGGGGCCACCAACCCCCGCGTCGTCCTTGAGTGCGTCGACTCGTTCATCTACTCCCAGTTCCAGATGACGGCCTACGAGACCCCCTATCTCGCGTCGGCCACCATACTGACTCAGGTGCCTACCCCCAACCCCGGGGCGACCGAGTACTGGAGCGAGGCCGCGTGGAGCAACTACCGCGGCTTCCCCGAGGCCGTTACGAGCTTCCAGCAGCGCTTGATCTACGGGGGCAGCGGCTACGAGCCGCAGCGGATCTGGGGCACCGTGACGAACGACCTCCAGAACTTCGCGCTCGGAGACCAGACGCAGGCGACCGACAGCTTCGCCTTCGATCTCAACGCCCCGTCCCGCGGGCCGATCCTCTGGATACTTTCCCAGAGCAACAACATGCTGGTGGGGTTCGCGGGGGCCGAGTGGGTCGTCAACTCGGGTCAGGCGACCACCTCAACCGAGGTCTCCAGCGGGGCCATCACCGCGTCGTCCATCAACGCGGTCGAGAACTCCACGTGGGGCTCCGCCCAGAACGTGGACCCCGTGAACACCGGCGACGCCGCGCTCTTCGCCCAGAGGCAGGCTTCGACGATCAGGCAGATGCAGTTCAGCTTCTACACGGCGAAGTTCATGTCTCAGGACGTGACGACCCTCTCCGACCACCTCTTCCCTTCGGGGGTGACGCGGCTGGCCTACGTGACCCGATGGAGGCGGCAGGCCATCGTGTGGGCGACGACCCAGCAGGGG